GATGTTTATAGTCGTCTCCGACTGGGATGATGTTTATAGTCGTCTCCGACTGGGATGATGTTTATAGTCGTCTCCGACTTTGGTGCCAATTCCATGGCTTGGTTTCCCCGTAGGTACTGAGATGTTTAACGTCGTCTCCGACCGAAATGCTCTAATAGAGCGTGGTTCGTGGGTTGCTACTTGGACCAGAACTCAACATAGGTGGTACTGATATAAATAAGCCAAAATTAGCATCATCTGCAAGAGAACGATGAAGATTATGCAACTGTTGTCCTTGAATTTCAGGAGCACTGATTACAGAACTTTGAGGAACTGAGAACCAGATTGTTTGCTGAGAAAGAGAAGTTTGAGGACCAGTCGAAATATTGTGCACTGTCTGCGGTAACGCTAAATCACACTTGCTCTTAGAGTAAGTGAGAGTATATTGTGGTGATTCAATAGTAATAACTCCATTATTGGCTAGATCTTGATAAACAACATGTGCTCCAACGTCTGGTTCGAGTATGGTAGCAGGTTGTGAAAAAATGAACGTATTCACAGAAGAATTTTGATCATCTATTGCAAAAGCTGTAGCCATTCCAGGTCCATATGGTGTGGTTGAAGTTCCTTGTAAAAGATTTTTATTAATAACATTTCTGATACGAACACCTCCACGAACAATAGCATAACAACTAGCAACTAGACTATAATGGTCAGCTCGCCAATAATTTTCAGGAAGAGTAGGTGGAACATAAGGAATAACGTCTGCCCACATAGCAACTGTAGCGTCATTTAGCAACAGAGTGCCTGTAGTAGAATTGTTGTTTTGTCTGAGAGGAGTAAATCTTTTGAGAAAAGCTCGAAATGAAGAGACTTTGTCACCAATAGTGATAGATGATGAAATAACAGGGTCTGCAACCGTAGTGGAAGCTCCAATATTCATAGCTATTAAACTGTTTTCATTTGGCAAACCAGACTGAGGAACAATTGAAGTTGGACACAAATTAATACCTCTACGAGGCATAGCGACTTCAAAATCTTCTCCACCAGATATTTCACATAATATAGTAATTGAGGATGAGACAGTTGCCGGAGCGGATAGAGGATCTACAACAGATACAATAATTTCACCTGTGTAATTGGTGGTCCATGGATTTTCATTGATATAAGGTACAACAATTTCAATTTCAGGCGATTCACGAATATCCACGATTTGTCTGTGAACATATGCTGCATTGCCTGCATAGGTAGTTATAGCATTGCTAGGAAAGAAAGCGATGGAAACACGTCCAGAGTGAAATTCAGTTCTAACGAACTTAAATCTATATCTCAACGAACCTCTCCAAACTTTAAAGAAACTTGCTACAAAAGCTACAGGTTGGTAATTAAAAGCACCCCCCAAAGTTACTTGGGTATTAGGAGAAACAAAGAAAATTCCATTAGTTAAGTTATCTCCAGCTAAAGCTGTTGAAGGCCAAGTCATGGTTTGAAACCAAGCTGGTTTTCTGACAATATAAGAAAAATCCATCTCATCATAGTCAGTTCCAGAAATGCCATCAAGGGCAACAACTCCAGGCTTTGACAAATAGGAGAAAGGTCTAGCATCACTATCACCATCCACAGTGTTATGGTTTGGTGCTTGGAGTATTTGCATCTTAGACATAGAATCGCCAGCTATTGGCTTAGACCATCCAAAAACGGAAGCCACTGAGGTTACTCTGTCAGCGACCCAAGAAATAGAGTTCGCATAAGTAGACAACAACGGAATGTTTGCAAACTCTTTGAAACCCTTTGACAAGGCACTAGAAACGGAAGAAATCGGACCATCACCTGT